TAAAATAGTAAGATTGGGTGCAAAAGACAGGATGAGAACTATTGTAGAACTCAGATGTATATTTTTCTTTATAGGTAGATCTATGAGATACAATCTTAAACCATTAGGTGACCATTTAGGTGGTAGAGATCATACTACAGTGTTACATGGTATAAGAACATTTAGAAACTTGTATGAAACAGATCCATTATTTAGAGATAAATATTATTCAATTATTAACCAAATAAAAAAAGACTATGAGCCATCAACTTTGGACAACACTGATCAAGCACCAGATAAGCCCAAATCAAATTTACTTTTTAGATTGTTGCAGGGAGAAGATCCAACCTTCAAAGACTTTGATTAATCAATCTGCTGAGAAAAACATATGTGAGATGAAAGGTCTCATTAACGACAAGGGAGTGCTCACTCATAAAGCTATGAGCATATTAGATGAATTTGAGATGTTGTTAGTTAAAGCTAAGAAAGTTGTAACTACTACAGTGCTAGGTGATGATTTTATAGATAGAATTAATGAATACAAAATGTATTTTCCAAAGAAATTACCATCAGGCCCTGGTAGACAATCACTTAGAGAACTAAAACAAAAATTTGTATGGTTCTTTAAAAATCATCCTGAGTATAATTGGGATGATGTATTAGAAGCAGCAAACTATTATAAGTATGAGCGTGGGAAAGTTAATAATGAATATATGACCAATAGTTCTAATTTTATTAAAAAAGACACTATGAGCAAAGAAAGCATATCTAAGTTAGCAGATTATTGTGAACTTGCAAAAGAGGTGATAAAAGAAAAAAATAAACAAAAATGACAATAACTGAGAAAACAATTCACCATTTGCTACTATCATTTGTTTTTAGTTTAGCAAACTGGTTTATCATCAATAAGTTTGTAACACCATTAACATTTACTACTTATTTTATTATAGAAATTATTTTGGCAGTATCGCTAAAAATCTTTAAATTTACTATTCAAAAATTAAACCTATCGTAATGAGTGAATCCTCTGAAAGGCCCTATGGGTTTAAGTATCATTGGGAAGTGATACAAAAAAGTATAAAAAATATAGATGATAGACGCAAGGGCAGAATCAAATCTTTTGTCACTCCTTGGGACACTATCAACAATGCAACTGCAGGTGGTATAGAATGGGGATCTTTAGTTACAATTGGTGCAAGACCTGGTGCAGGTAAAACTATGTTTGTAAGTAATCTTCTTAGAGATTGCAAAGCTCTTAATCCAACACAAGATTTTAACATCTTAGAATTTCAGTTTGAGATGACTAATGAACAGTATGGTCAGAGAGAAATTGTTGCTGCTACAGGATTGGATTATAACAAAGTGTTATCTACCAGAGATCAATTAGATGACTTTAACTTTCAAAGAATACAAACCTATGGTCAAGATTGTAAAAGATTACATGAGTTGGGTGTATTTCGTGGTCAGATAAATAAATCTATCACTGCCACTGAATTAGAAAAAGCTGTACATCTTTGGTATAACAAGTTAGGTGGCAAACCACTTATTGTAACTATTGATCATAGCTGGCTTATTAAGAAAGACAGCACAGAGAGAGAAAAGTTACAAACACTTTACAACACTGCAGATTCTTTAATACAGCTTAAGCAAGATCTTCCTATTATTATCATTATGCTTACACAGCTTAATAGAAACATAGAAGATCCTTTAAGAAAAACTCCAGGATCTATTCAAAACTATCCTACCAGTAATGATATATTTGGTGGTGACGCATTGATGCAGGGTAGTGATATTGTTATGGCTTTATCAAGACCATACACATTTGATATCTCTGCTTATGGCCCTAAGAGTTATGTTGTTACAGAAGATGGAATCTTTGCACATATGCTTAAAGTTAGAAATGGTTCTAACACTGAAAAAATCATATTCATGAAGGGTTTATTTGCAGAACAAAAAATAGTAGAAACAATATCTCCAGGATTTAATATTCAGCCAGGTTACACTCCTAGAAATAATAGGAGACCACAAGCTGATATAGGTAATGAACTTTAAAAATTAAAAATTATGGCAAATTTAATGGATGAAATGTCAGAAAATGAAAAAACTGTCTATAGAAAAATAAAGCTTAAAGAAATGCATGACTTCAATAGAGATTTCATGGATGATCTTGGGCTTATTGAAAAAGACTTCAACATGAAATATCCTTTTAAAAGAAATGGTGTTACTGTTGTAGGTTTATTTGATAATGAATTTAAAAGACCTAAAGGTTTTTACTTTGAGCTTATCACCAGTGATTTAGATCCTGTTGATAGTGAAAGAACTATTTATAGAGTTCCTTATAATGAGTTCTATATGGACGAATTTGAAATGGATGAAAGAAGTAAGTTCTTAGTTCCATTGGAACAACTAAAGAAAATGAATAGACAATCTGCTGCTATTAGTAAAGCGTCTGTTATTGTAGAAAGTGATAGAAGTATAAAAGAAGAAAAATATACACCACCAAAACCACCATTACCTTTTAGTGCTGAACCACAACCTGTTGTTGTACCAAAGTTAGAAGATGCTCCTTATAGTGAAATGACTATAAGAGATTATATAACAATTCATACAGGCAGACCTATCAGTAACAAAGCATGGTTAAACGAAATCGTAAAATCAAAATAAGCATATGGGACAAGGTATCTTAGTCATCGCAGAATCAGGATCTGGTAAATCCACTAGTATAGAAAAACTAGATCCAAAAGAAACATTTATTATTAATGTTGCAAACAAACCTCTTCCATTCAAAGGATGGAAAAAGAAGTACACATTATGGAGCAAGGACAATCCTGCAGGTAATATGTATGACAAAGCAGGTGCTCAAAACATCGAAGCTGCTATCAAGTATGTAAATGAAAAACGTCCTGAAATCAAAAACATTATTGTTGATGATTTTCAGTACATGTCTTCATTTGAATTCTTTGACAGAGCTGATGAAAAAGGTTATGAGAAATTTACTCAGATTGGTGGGCACTTAGCTAGAATAGCTAGAATGCCTATTGCATTAAGAGAAGATTTATTTGTATTCTTTCTTACACATACTGAAGAAGGTACAGATATGGAAGGTAAACGTAAGTTCAAAGCAAAGACTATTGGCAAAATGGTTGATGAAAAGCTTACACTAGAAGGTTTATTTTCTATTGTACTATTTGGTAAAGTGAAGAAGAATAAAGAAGGAGTGATTAGATATGTATTCGAAACTGCTAACAATGGTGAAAATACATGCAAGTCTCCTAGAGGAATGTTTTCTACTTTAGAAATAGAAAATGACTTAGCTTTGGTAAAAAAAGCAATAATAGATTTTGAAAATTAGTATATTCGTTAACAATTAAATTAAAAAACATGTTCAGTACAAAAGGACAAGAAGTAAAAGGTGGTGGAGCATCTAAATCTCTCCAACCAGGTGTGGTTAAAGCACACATTGTTAGTGGTCAAGTAAGAACCTCTAACAAAGGCGACAAGAAAGCATTAGAATTGACTTTAGAAGGTCCAGCTATTGCAGATTTTGAAGGTTGGTCTATCGATAAAGATGATCCAGAAGGACCTAAGTTTAAAGGTCAATCAGCTAGAGTGATGGCAACTATCTGGACTGATCAATTTAATACCAATGATGTCAATAAAAATGAGATCTTAAACAAGTTATTTGTTATTGGTAAAGAATTAGGATTGAGATCAGCTCTAGATAACATTTCTACACAGCATGAGATTAAGTCTATTGAAGACTGGGCTAATCATGCTATTGAACTTATGAAAGGAAACGACATATTTTTCTTTCTTAAAGGTACAGAAGAAGAATACAATGGTAAAACCATTATTAAACTTTCTTTTCCTAAATACAAGTTTTGTAACGCAGTTGAAAGTAAATTAGATACTTTTGATAAAACTAATGTTTGGCATTACAAACCTTTACAGAATAGTGCTGTAGATAAGTTTGAGCCAGCAAATGATGATTTCAATATTTAGTCTTTTTGTTTTTTTTATTTTTTTTCAGATGGAGGGGTGTTTCTACACTCCTCCTTATTTTTGTATAAAATTTTAATTTATGTTCAACACAAAAGATTTAGTACACGATATAAAAGATGTACCTGATACATGGATATTTGAACACTTCTGTGTGCTTAAAGAAAAACTAACTGGACAAGATGTAAAGTTTAAATCTATATTTAATCCTGGTGAACGTACACCTAGCATGTGTATTTATATCAATCAGTATAATGTTTACAGGTATAAAGACTTCTCTACAGGTAAAGGTGGTTCAGCTGTAGATTTAGTAAAAGAAATAACACACCTTCCATTTCACAAAACTTGTCAGCTTATTATAGAAACATATAATGATTATGTTCTTCATAACAATGGAGGATACGACATAGAAAAGTTTCAAAGAGCTTCTAAGTATAAAGTGACTAGTCATATAGTTAGGAAGTGGAGTACCCAAGATCAATATTTCTGGACACAGTTTAATATTGGATCTAAACTACTTGAGGCTCACAATGTGAGACCACTAGAAAGTTATTGTATGACCAAAGATGGTAATGAACTTTGTATCAAAGGACTTTATCTATATGGTTATTTCAAAGAAGATGGTACGTTGTATAAAATATACCAACCAAAGACTCTTGACAAAAAGTTTATTAAAGCTGAAAGTTATGTCCAAGGCTGGGAACAATTACAAAATCGTAAGCACTTAGTAATTACATCTAGTCTTAAAGATGTAATGTCTATTAAGTCTCTCAAACTTGATGTAGATGTTATAGCTCCTGATAGTGAGAACACTATGATTAAGCAATCTGTAATGGATGAACTTAAAAAAAAGTATGAAAAGATTATTGTAATGTTTGATTTTGATCAAGCTGGTATAGAGGCTATGCAAAAGTATAAGGAGAAGTATCCTTTTATAGAAATTACAGTGCTTCCTATGAGTAAGGATGTATCTGATTCAATTAAAGATTCAGGAGCTAAAGAGGTTAGAATTAAATTAGTTCCTATCTTAGCTAAAAAATTAAACAATGAAGAAGAAAATAGCTAAACCCAGAAAGGGTGCAGCACCAAAAACTAAGAATGCAGGCACTATGACAGACGCTGCTTTTTGGAGTTTTATAAGAAGTGCACTTAGACAAAAGTCTAGGTGGTGGAAACCTATAGGTGAAGCTAAAGCAAAAGCTAAAAGATCTTATAAGGGCCCACTAAAGAGACAGAAGTTTGAGTATCAGTGTGCAGTGTGTTTAAAGTGGTTTCCTGACAAGGAAATTAATGTAGACCACATTGTACCTGCTGGTACTTTAAGGTGTGCCAATGACCTCCCAGGCTTTGTAGAGAGACTATTCTGTGAGATAGACAATCTACAATGCTTATGTAGTGACTGCCATAATAAAAAAACACAATCTGAAAAAACAAAATGACATCTGATTTAGAACTGATTGAAGCATATAAGAAAGGAAACGAACAAGCTTTTACTACACTTTATAAGAGGTATAAAAAGACTGTACTTTCTATTATACGAGAATCTACTAAAGAAGTGCAATTAGCTAAAGATTACAATCAAGAAATATGGACACTTGTTGCTACAAAGATTGATAAGTTTATAGATGGTAGTTTTTCAGCTTGGTTACGTATTGTTGCTAAAAACTATTGCATTGATAGACATAGAAAAGCCACTGGTTCTAGAACTATTAAAGAAGATTTAACTGATGACTTTTTATATTTAAGTGATGAATATAAAACTGAAAATAATTCTCTGGAAGAAGACTTAAACATTATGAGTGAGGGTTTTCAATTTCTAACAGAACTTCAGAAAAAAATATTAGTTCTTAGAATGAATGGTCTTGCTTTTATTGATATAGCTGACAAGCTCAATCTTCCTTTAAATAATGTGTTATCAAATAGTAGATATTTAACTATCAAACTCAGAAGACATTTTGTTAATTCAGGATACACTTTTAATAATAATTTACCAATAAAAACAAAAAAGAATGCCAGAACTACATGAGACTCATATGGGTGTAAAACTTATAGAATACACTCTTCCAGAAATTGCTAAACAATTAAAACGTATAGCAGATGTATTAGAAAGTAAACATGATCCTGCTGATCAAATAGCTTCAGCATTTCAAACTTTTATTAAAAGTTATCCTAATGATGGAGAATTAGGTAAACAAATAAGACACTTATATGGAAAATAATGAATTAAAAAGTCAGGACAAATTAACTAATGAAGTTAATCATGACAAAATAAATGCTCACAAGCTTATAGAATTCTTAGAGTATGAAGAAGCATACACAGAAGACAGACAAACTAAAACAAGAATCACATTACTATTAAAACAATTGGGAATATGGAGTTAGAAGAATTAATGAATCAGTCTATAGAAATAATGGAGAATGACTTTTATGCTAAACCATTTAAGTTTTCTTATAGTAGTCTTAATAAGCTTATGTGGAATCCACAAGCTTTTTATCAACTATATGTACTTGGTAATAGAGAAGAGAAGACAGAATCTTATTTAGTAAATGGTAAAATAATACATTGCCTTCTACTGGAACCAGAAAAGTTTGATGAGCAGTTTATAGTAAGTCCTGATGCTCTACCTACAGGTAATACACGTACAGTTATAGATAGACTATATGCACATCATGTAGAGCTTGCTAATAATGGAGATGAAAGAACTAATCTTGTAGAATTTACTAATGCTATACTAGATATTCTTAAAGATATGGATCTTCATCAAAGCTTAAAGACTGATGTACAAAGACTAGATAAAATTCTTGTACCAGAAGGTGTAAGCTATTGGAACTTTCTTAGAAGTAAAGGAAATAAAACTCTTATAGATCAAGCATCTTATGATTTTTGTAAGACAGGTGTAGATTTAATTAAGTTAAACTCTCAAGTGTGTAACCTTATAGGATGTAACCTTAATGAGTTTAGTAACAAAGAAGTGTTTAATGAGATTCCAGTTGATATAGAAATAAATGATAAACCATTTGGTCTTAAAGGCATCATCGATAATATAGTTGTTGATCATGATGATAAGATTATTTATATCAATGATATTAAAACTACAAGTAAAGAACTTAAAGATTTTCCTGAGTCAATAGAGTTTTATAATTATTGGATGCAAGCTGCAATTTATTCTACGATTATTGCAATAAAATTCATACATTTAATTGATGAGGGATATCAACTTAAGTTTCACTTTGTAGTGATAGATAAATCTTATCAAGTGTATGCTTTCCCAGTTAGCGATAACACTTTAAATAGTTGGTTTGACAGACTAACTAACACTTTAGAGAAAGCTAATTGGCATTATATAAACAAGAGTTATGATCTACCTTATGAATTTGCTACAGGAAAAGTAACTCTCTAAACTTAGAGACCATGATTAAACGCATTTACAGTAAATATTTTCAAAAGTCTAAATCTTTTCTATACCCTGCACTGGGTATAAAAAAGAATGATAAGTTTAAACCTACAGGTACCTATCTAGCTATAAAAGGTTTGATAGAACCTGAGGATGTTAAATTTATTTGCACTTTTGAAAATAAGGATACAGAAGCATTTAAATACTTTGAAACTAAAATGTTATTAGAAAATCCATTATTCTCTGAAAAGATAGTAATGGATGACTATAGTATATATGTGTTTGATTATGAGATATATGTGAACGACTGGTTTAATTTTATTTTAGGTAAATATTCTAAACTATCGACAGTTCTCAAAAGAGCTATTAAAACCTATTATGGTGAAAGTAGTTCTGAATATGACTATATGAATAGTTACATAAATCCTAAAGATTATTACCATGTGTATAGTGAACTGTTAGATATAGATGTTGAACATCTTAAATCTATAGGAGAATTATGTAATGCGTGTGATATAGAAAAAGAAACTTTAAAAATTCCTGTAGAATATTTGGAAAATTTAAAAAAATCAGTTTAACTTTACAAAAAACCAAAAGTATGAGTAACATGTTATTAATTACATCAAGCTGGGGACCAGCTAAAACTTTCAAGTTGATCCCTATTGACAAAGATTGTCCATTCAATGAATGTATCTTTGATGTTCAATCAAAAGTGCTAGCCATTATTGGCAAAGAAAGTAAAGAATCTTTTCACATGATTCCTAAGCTTACTGACATAGGAGATGTTATGCGTCTTAAAATAGGTAAGAAAGAAGATGGAAAAGACTATGCTGAAGAACGCAAAGCTCTTGTAACTTTCTATGAATATTATATTACAGAAAGACAAGAGGTTGTTAATTTCATTTCAATGTTCGCAGCAAATGCTGCTGAATTTGATTACATGCAGTATCTTGATTTAGTAATTCCTAAAGAAGGACCTGCACAGAATAGTATTATTACTTCTGTAGTTTAATTGTTATTCATACTATAATTCAAGGAGGTGCTTTCTAGCACTTCCTTTTTTTATCTTTTTAATTTAAGGGGAAACAGCTTAACTGAATATTATATAAATGACAGAAGAAGTAAAACACTGGGTGATGGACTATGAAACCATATGTAATTGTTTCATAGCAGTATTCGAACATTATAAAACAGACGAAAGACATGTGTTCGTTATTTGCGAACAGCAAAATGACTTTCCAAAGTTTGTCACATTTCTTCAAAGATGTGTGACAGAAAATCAATGGCACATCTCTTATAATGGACTAAACTTTGACGCTCAAATATCTCAATACATTCTTGGTGTAAAAAATAAATTAGCTGTTCATGATGGTAAAACTATTGCTGAAGCTATTTATAAATTTGCACAAGAGACAATAAACAGATCTGATAAAGGTGAGTTTGCATTGTATCCTCCTAATAAACTTAAAATACGTCAAATAGATTTGTTTAAGCTTAATCACTGGGATAACAAAGCAAAGATGTCTAGTTTAAAGTGGATACAGTATTCCATGGACTGGGAGAATGTAGAAGAGATGCCTCACAAACATAACCAACCTGTGACAGATGCTACCACTTTAAATGAAGTGATTCAGTATTGTATTAATGATGTTAGATCTACTAAACAGATATTAGAGCATTCTAAAGAACAAATAACACTTAGACAAACGCTTACTAAAGAGTATGGAATAGATTTATATTCTGCGTCTGAGCCTCGTATCTCTAAAGAATTATTCCTTCATTTCTTAAGTAAGAAGTTAAAATGGAATAAATCTGAGATTAAAACCCTTCGTACAAGAAGACCTACTATTAGCTTAAGTGAATGTATACTTCCTTATGTACAATTTAATAGTCCAGAGTTTAATAAAATGCTTGATTATTTTCGCACTAAAGTAATTTCATCTACAAAAGATGGATTTAAATACACTGTGAATTATAAAGGCGTTAAGACAGATTATGGACTAGGTGGTATACATGGTGCAATAGATTCAGGATTGTATGAAGCTCCTCCAGGATGGACTATAATGACGTCTGACGTTGTTAGTTTCTATCCCAATCTTGCTATCAAAAATAAATTTCATCCAGCTCATATTCCTCAGAAAGAATTCTGTGAGCAGTATGAGTGGTTCTTTGATGAAAGAGTTAAGATACCTAAATCAGATCCTAAGAACTATGTGTTTAAGATTATTCTTAACAGTACATATGGTTTGACAGGTGATGAGAATAGTTTTCTATACGATCCTAAGATGACTATGCAAATTACTATCAATGGTCAATTGCTTCTATCAATGCTCTATGAGATGTTGTGTGATAATATACCAGAAGCTAAACCTCTTATGCAAAATACAGATGGTTTGGAGATGATGATTCCTAACGATAAGATAGGTGTGTATATGAAAGTGTGTGAGCAATGGCAGAATCTAACTCAGTTAGCTCTTGAACATGATGAATATTCTAAGATGGTAATAGGTGATGTAAACAATTACATGGCTATTTACAAGAATGGAAAAGTTAAATGTAAAGGTAGATTTGAGTGGGAAGACTTAGAGAAAAAGAAAGTGGCTATGTTCCATAAGAATAAAAGTTTCTTGATTATTCCTAAGGCTATATATGCTTATTTTGTACATGGTATTATGCCTGAAGATTTCTTAGCTCAGAACCAAAACATCTTTGACTATTGTGGTGGTGTAAAAGCTAAAGGAGCTTGGCACTTTGAAGAAAGACAAATTATTAATGGAAATATTGTAAATAATAAACTACAAAAGATTATTAGATATTATATTTGCAATGATGGTAGTAAACTTGTAAAATGCCATAGTGATGGTAGAGAAATACAAGTGGAGGCAGGACAATGGTTACAAACTACAGTGAATAAACTCACTGCAAACAATAAAAAATTCGAAGAGTATAACATTAATATGGCTTATTATATTGAGAGTATCTATAGAGAAATTACTCAAATACAAAAAGTTAGACCAATGGGGTATTCACAATTATCATTATTTTAAAAAACCAAACATTATGGGTGCAAACACACAATTTGTTACAGAAGACATTATTAGAAATGCAGCTCTCCCAAATCATGGAGGGAGATATGGGATTATTTCCCATGGCTTTGTTATAGACGAAGCTCGTAAAGAGTTAGATGCTCAAGGTTTCAGAATCACAAGAGAGTTGTATAAGACCAATAAAGATGGTCAAGTGGCTCAGGGTATATATCATTTAGATGTAGCTAGTGATCCAGACATGGGACTAATGTTCGCATGGAGTAATTCATACAACAAAAGTATGAAGTTTAAATGTGCTGTAGGAGCTCATGTATTTATATGCATGAATGGTGTAGTGTCTGGCGACATTGCTAACTATTCACGTAAGCATATTGGACAGTCAGCTTTGCAAGATGCTGTCAATACAATCAAGTATCAAATAGCAGATGCTTATACACACTACAATCAGCTTATACAGGATAAGAACATGTTAAAAAACATCATGCTTCCTAGAAAAGACCAAGCTGCTATTGTAGGAAGATTATTTGCTGACGAAGAGATACTTACGCCTACACAAACCAGCATTGTAAAGAAAGAGATGTATACACCCACACATAACTACAACTGTAGTAATGATTCAGCATGGGCTTTATACAATCACATCACTCTTGCTTTAAAAGAATCACATCCAGGACTTTACTTAAAGGACCATCAAAAGGTTCATAACTTTTTCATCAATGAGTTTGGTCAATTGATCACTTCTCAAGTTCATCAAGATGAAGACGAAGAAGTGTATGAAGTGGTTAGTCCAGAACCAGTGAGTCCAGCAGGATCTGATTTTGATATAGATAAGATAAATGCAGAATTAAATGAATCTGCGTATGGAGTGAATTTTTTATAACCCAAAAACCAACAGGGAGTGGTTGCACTTTGTGACCACTTCCTAATTTTTGTTATGTATCAAAGAAAAAATACTATTTTTGGATGGATTAAACATATATGGTTATGTTTTACATCTATAACTAAAAAACCTTGTTATGATCATAGGAATTAATGGATATAGTGGTTCAGGTAAAGACACTGTAGGAGCAATCATACAATACATATTTGCTCATCAGGAAGAACCTTTAGTGCTTCCTGTAGAAGAAATGGTAACTAACATGCAAGAACATGGGTGGTTTTTAGAAGAACAATCAGGTTGGGAGATTATGAAGTTTGCAGGTAAGCTTAAAGACATAGCTGAACATCTTACAGGTATTCATATAGATAAGTTTGAAGACCAAGAGTTTAAGAAAACTGAACTAGGGTCAGAATGGGATTATCAAATAGATGAGTTTAACACTCCAACAAAAATGACTGTTAGAGATTTCTTACAGAAGCTTGGTACAGATGCTATGAGAATGGGACTACATGATAATGTGTGGGTGAATGCTCTTATGGCTGATTATAAACCAGAAGAAAGTTGGTTAAATACATCACTTGGAGAAAAACCAGATGTAGTATATCCTAACTGGATCATTACAGATGTAAGATTTCCTAATGAAGCCCAAGCTATCAAAGACAAAGGTGGTATCATCATTCGTGTAGATAGACCAGGAGTGTCACCTATTAATGATCATCCTAGTGAAATAGGACTAGATGATTGGAAGTTTGATTACAGAATAGCTAATGTATCTGATATATTTGCATTAACTGGAACAGTAAGAAATATTTTAAACCACAATAAATTATTATAAAAATGAATAAAGCTTGTTCATGTGCATTCTGTAAAAAGCCCAATTGGATAAGTAAAGAAGACTATATTATAGAAATGTCTAAGTTTTTAGGGTATCCTAAATGTTGCACTAAAGAATATCTAAAAGATATAACAGAAGGAAAAAAGTACTTTGGTGTAACAAGAACCATGGCTGCTAGTAAAATATCACAAGCTTGTAACTATTCTGTAGGATTCATGCCTTGTAAAGTACACGCTGATAGAATTCTTAATCAAGATAAAAATTTCAGAAGAATTTTTCGTAATAGAATATGTAGTACAAAATTTCCTAAGTCTAGTTCAACTGAGTTAAAAAAATATTTAAAAACAATTAAAAAGAATTATGAGAATAGGAGACCTTTGTGCTATGGATGAACATCTAAAGATATATGATCCTAGCAAACAAGAGCTTATAAAAGAATGTGATACATATGTAGATGCTGAATTGTTTACAGGTATATCTAATAAGATATTAAGAAACGCAGCTAGATATAAGACAAGAAGATTCTCTCCATTCTTAAATAAAGAAATAGCAGTGAGAGTAGGAATTAAAAAAAAGTAGACATATGGATATAAAAATCGAAGCTCTATCTATGGATAGGGCACTGCTAGGCTTTTGTTATAACAGAGGCTCTGGTATAATGAGGAAAAAAGATGGAATTGTAAAAGAAGTGACCTTCCATGAATTTGGAATTGGTCTATTGTTTTTACAAATTCATATTACTTTTTATTAAAAAAGGGGAGAGTATTTCTCCCCTTTCTTTTAAAGTCCTGTTTGTTTCTTATAGTATTCTATTCTATTTATATTACTAAAGAATGGAAGTATTTTAGTTAACTTTAACATGGTTCTTTCATCATCATACATTTCTTTACCATTCTCATCTTCTACACCAGCTAAATGATATCCTACAGCTTTACCAGCAGCTCCAAAGTTTGCTAATGTTCTTGCTATAGGAAATATATTTCTTTGTAATTCAGCTGCTGAGTTAGGACTAAAGTAATATGTAAGATCTCTATTAAGATCATGTAGTTGTCTTAATACAAGTAGATTATAAATCTTTTTATCTTTATCATCATCTGGAGCTGCAGCTTTAAGAAGAGCATATGCAATCCAAAGAGTCACTATAATTTGCATTTCTTTTGCCATCTTTTTGAAGTTGGCTAATTGCATCTCATCTGGTATATCAGGACTCTGTCCCATTAAAGTTTGCACCAACATAGGTAACACTTTAAGTTTCTTTTCTACTACCATTCTACCAAAAGTTCTGTAATATCCTTCTTCTTCTCTCTGTAAAAGAGCATCAGTGTGACGAGGATCAAAACGAACACCTAATGTTTCAGGAAGCCATGATTTAAATAGTATAAGCATTCTTCCTATAGCATTGCTTTTAACTTTAAGAACAACATCTTTACCTGTGGCACCATGAAGTTTATTAGCAAGCTGTTTGTATTTAAGAAGATGATCTATATAAAAATCTTCAAAAGATTTATTTCCATTAGCTTTAGCATCCCATGGTCCAAATTCTTTTTCATCATATTCTCTATCTTCTGTAAGAGTGTCATAAAAAGAAACATCACCTTTAGCTGTTTTTACAACATCATGCTTCATACAAGATAACACCATCTCAGCTTTAAAGTGATAGTCACCAGAAGCTAACCAAGTGTAAGCTTTAGGAATCATTTCTCTAAACTTATCTATGGCTGTTTTTTTATTCACCATTGCTTTCAAATACATACCATCTTCTCCTTCAGCAAGTCCTGCATCACTAAGTACACCAAATATAATTTTAGTATTTTTAGTTTGAAACTTTCCACCAGAGAAATATTTACCTGATGCTTCTATTATTGTTTGATTAGCCCACACTAAATCTTTTAGATTAAAATCACGACCACCAAAAGAATGAACTCTATTATTTATTTTACCAACTAATAAGTTTCTTACAGCTGAGAAAGGAGAGAATCCCAAGCTTATCAAACGAGTGTTTGCAATAGCACTGTCAATTGTTTTTGTAAGAGAGAAGTTTCTTCCACCTAATTTATAATAGTCTTCTTCTTTCTTTTTAACTTCCTCTTCAAGTGCAGTTCTTTCGTCATCAGTTAAAGCTTCAGTGTCTAGTCGATTATTTAAAGCCTTAATGTCATCAGCTAATTGTTTTCCTATTTTAGCATCTTTACTGCTCCATGCACCAAGTGATGCTAGTTCTTTCCAATCATACCAAAGTTTGTCTGATTTCCAAAGCTCATCTTCTTGTTTCAAGCCATAGAAACTTTTTATAACAGTGTGCTCTACAAGTGATTTTATACGAGTGGCATCTTTATCAGTAGCCTCAAGTTTACCAAGCTTTTTATTTTTTATAAATGAACCTTCTGTTCCTTGTATAATGTCCACCATAGTATCCACCTCAGATCTTACAGTGTTCTTATGTTTATATACAAGAGCCATATCACTAAACATTTTTGCCATAAGCACCATGTCTTTTGATCTTTCTTCAGCTGGAACATTTTCATCTATAAACTTAGCATCAAAACTAAGTCTTTCTTTCTTTGTAAAAGGATTTATAGTTTTTCTTCTTTCAAAATTAGAGACTGTAAATGCATTAACAAACCAATCACCTAATCCAGCAACTGATTCTTTTAATGTACTTAAACCATATTCTTTTACAGTGCGATCAGCAAGCACAGGGAGAAAGTCTTCACCAAGATCTTCTATCTCTTCTTGAGGAAACCATTGAGTGCTTTCTTTAATAAACTTTGTCCACCAATTGTAAAACTCTAATAATTTTGGGTCGTTAGATATTCTTGTAAAGTTTTCATCATAGTAGTTAGTAGGCACACCTTTAATAGTTTTAGCTGCTATCAGATAGGAATACTTAGCTCCTCCATATGCTGTAATCCTTTCAGCACCAAAGAACTTTTGATCCATATACTTAAGAGGATTATTCATATTATCAAATTCATCCACTTTCATATTTACAAATTCATCGAAGCTCATTGCTTGAGGAACTATTGCAGGATTAGTAACAGCTTGGTTTTCTATATCATAACGATATTCATCTTTTGCCACTTCAAACTTCTCATACATTTTTTGTGATTCTGCTATGATAGCATCTATTTCAATCTTACTAAAACCCAATCCTCTCATTTTAGTAATTTCATTTATTCTTAACTGCTCATCGTATTTTGCAGGCTCTAGAAAAACTAGAGAATTAAATGCAATTGTATTACTTTGATTCCATGCATTAAATCTTTGCCATGCTTTTTTAATTAAGTCTTGATCTCCATCTGCTCTTTCTATATCTCTACGAAGCATTGTATTATTTGCTTTACGTGCAGCAGAGAACTCAGGAGAGTATCTAGTAACAAGAGCTAAGTTTTTATTACCATCTTTGTCTTCATCCATTCTGAAGAATATATCAAAACCATTATTTTTTATTTCAGAAATATCCTTAATCTTATCAAAAGCATCGTCAATGATTCTTTCATTGGCATTATGCTCCATATTGATTTTAGTATTCACTTTCTTTATGATAAACGATAGTTTATTTGGAAGAGCAATACCAGTAGTAGTAAGTTCACGAGCCCACTCTGTAAAGAAAGATGTATCCACCATCTTAGTTATATCAGGCTCACTTAAGCCTGTAGACTCTTTTACAAGTTCTATAGCAA